CTTGATGCTCGCTCCAACTTTTTCCGCTATTGCGGCTGCTCTGCCTGGACTGATTGCCGCTTTTGCTCCCCTCCTAGGCCCTATGGGTATCATAATGGGAATAGCCGCTGGAGTGGCGCTTCTTTATAAAGCCTGGACGGAAAACTGGGGCGGCATACAGGAAAAAACAAAGGCAGTCATCGACTTCCTGAAAGGCATCCCCGACAAGGTAATCAGGCTGTTCAAGGGCATAATCGACTGGTTCAAGAACAATTGGATACTTTTCTTCGGCCCTGCAGGGTTAGTTTATAAAGCCTGGACGGAAAACTGGGGCGGCATACAGGATAAAGTGGGAGGAATCGTGGAAGCCATAAAAAAGCCGTTCCTTAATATCGGGGAAAAGTTTAGAAAATTCGGCAACGAGGCTTTTGGCAAGGCAAAAGGATTTCTCAAAGGAATAACTGGCTGGCAGACACAGATAGAAAATGAAGTGGCAAAATATGGAAAAGCTATTATAGATTATCTTAAATCTCTTCCGGGTAAGGTCTTCAAAGCAGGACAGGAAATCATAATGAAATGGGTGGATGGCATAAAGGGAGCGGTAGATAAAGTCAAAAAGGCGGGGGGATGGATTGCTGGAAAGCTGGCTGATTTCATCGGGCATTCTTTACCAAAAGAGGGGCCGTTGGCTCACCCCGAACGGGGAGGAAAATCAATCATAGAAGCCTGGCTGGAAGGAATAGAAGACAAGGGGGGAGAGGTCGAGCAAGTAGGGAAAGATATGGCAGACGCCCTTAGGGATGGGCTGGATTCTAACTGGGGAAAATGGATGAAAAACTTCAAGGATAGATTTATGGATTTTTTGGATGACTTTGAAAGCAGTGTCAAGTCTGAATGGTCAGGAATCATAGCTGGATGGATAGAGGGCACAAAGACCTGGGAGACCTTCTGGACCGAGATGTGGGAGTCTCTCAGGAAAACAGCCGTCAACAAATTGTCAGAGTTGGTCGCTGACGCAGTGTGGGATTTCTTGGAGAAAAAGATTATCAATATTGGCACAATGCTCATAGATGTAATAGGCAGTTTTGGCAAAAATCTTATTAAAATTCCTATGATGATTAAGGATATCGTCGTAGGGTTGGGGACGGTTATTCCTGCTGTTGCGGCAATTGCCTGGGCTGTCGAGAATATAGCAATCCCCGGGTTCGAGACTTTTGTAGATATAGTGGGGGATGTCGCTGGAGCAATAGGTAGCTTAGGGGAAACGGTTGCGGACGTATTTGCGGATATAATGGACTGGCTGTTTGGGGCAAATAGCCTCTTCAAGAAATTTGTGGATTGGATAGGGAGTGCCATCGATAGCATATTCGACTGGCTATTCGGAGCGAACAGCCTGTGGAAGAAATTCTGGGACTGGATTACGGGAGCCAATGCCAAGATGAAGGTTGCCACGGCAAATATACAGAGTTTTGCGAGCCAGATTAATCGGATTCCGAGAAGAATTTATTTTGATATTTTCGGTCGGCTTCACATTCCTAAGTTGCCAAAATTAACCATACCAGTCAGATTCGCTATGGGAGAGCTCAATCTCCCCAAATTCCAGACAGGGATACCCTATGTGCCCGAGACAATGCCAGCCATACTCCACAAAGGAGAGCGGGTCATACCTGCAAGCCAGAACAACCCTGCAAGGCTTGGGTTCGGCGACATACACATCCCCGTAAGGATGAACATACAGAACGTGAACACCAGAGCCGACGAGGAGGAGCTGGTCGACGTGGTGAGAGGCGCAATAAGAAAGGAGATAGACGAAAGGCTGAGGCGACCGTAAAATGGCTATGCAACTAAAAAGCTCAAGCAACACGGTAGTTTACGAGTTTCCCTCTGGATGTGAGCTCGTTGAGGAGAGCTGGGAAAAGAGGCTGGACACGGAAATGCGGGCATACCAGAATGGTGCTGTGCTCATAGGTGATGAAATGGTCAAGCCCCGCATCATCACCGTTCACGGAATTTTCAACGCTACTACCATAAACACCACCTACGGGGCTACTCTGCTTGCTAACCTAAAAGAGATGAAAAAACAGTGTTACACGCAGGACTTGCGTCTCTATCCTGGTTCGCAATACACGGACGAATTCTACTACGTGGAGTGCCTGAGCTTCGAGCCTACATTCCTGGGGATGACTGAGGCAGTCGAGGTCTGGATTGATTTCCAATGTAGCGACCCATTCAGGTATTACAAGGACGAGACGACCGACAGTGAAACAGGCATAACCTCTTCCCCTCACACATACACGGTTACCAACGGCGGAGACATAGAGGTCTACCCTGTCATCACCTTCACAGGCGGAGCGTCCACATCCCTCACTAAACTCAAGGTAGCCAATGCTCAGGACGGAAACAAGTATTTCGAGGTAAGCACGGCAATAGGCGATGGCGACGAGATAGAAGTGGACTGCGAGGAAGGCACGGTCAAGAAGAACGGCACGTCCACCATAAGCAATTTTACGGGTTCGTTCCTGAAGCTGGCAAGCGGGGATAACTCCATCACGCTGACTCTGACGGGCACGGTGGGGACTTGTCAGTGCGACTTCGTCTTCAGGAAAAGATGGCTATGATAAAATACCGTTTTAGGAGTGATTTAGATGGCTAAAACACAATCGAGCTTTCCTTCATCAATAGACACGGTCTTCCAGACGGACAGGCAGACTGGCGACATCGTTCAGGCGGACTGGATGGACTATATCGAGGATGCCATATATGAGATAGAGAACTGGATAAACGACGGGAGCGGGAACTACTCGTTCGACGGGCAGGTTACCATCAACGAGTCAGGTGCAGACAAGGATTTCAGAATAGAAGGAGTGGGTCAGCCCAATGCGCTCTTCGTGCAGGGGAGCGATGGGAAGGTAGGGATAGGAACAAATAGTCCAAGTGAGATGCTACATGTGGTGAGCACTGATAGAGAAGTAGTAGTAATTGAAGGTAGTAGTAATCTAACTACATTTGGCGGACAGTTTGGTCAATTACAGCTAGTTAACACGGATTCAACTGATAATAATTATGTAAGGTTAAGTTTTAGCGATGGAGCAAGTGCTGATGCGGTATGCGGAATAGGTGCACAAATAACAAGTCATACAGATGATTATGGTGAGTTGGTCTTTTGGACAAGAGGTTCTGGTGGATTTGATGAAAGAGTTAGGATAGATAGTGCAGGCAATGTCGGTATTGGGAAAGCTCCCAGTGAGGCTCTAGATGTTAATGGCAATATTACTGCCTCTGGAACAATAAAGGCAGGGGGAGCAGGTGTCATCGGTGGAGATGGCACAGGGGGAAGGATACTGAGAGCCTCATATCTAAGAATAGATAACGGAACTAATGCTAGCACTCTGAAGTGTCAATTGTATTCCCGTTGGAATGGGGATGCCATAGCGGAGACCGATAATATTGCCAAAGGTGCAACGACAGGACATTTTACTCTTAGTTCCGATGGACAGACTTTAAAAATTGAAGCTTCTGGACTTTCTGGAAACGCTATTTACTCTTTAGGAACAATATACGGTAATTATAGCACTACTGATTTAATCGGCAATGTGCGAACAGAATCAAACGATCTTGTGGTTCGTCTGAGAAACAGTAATACTGGAGCTAATGAAGATATGACAGTTTTAGTTGATACGGGGCTGATATATGTTGAAATATTCTATATCACCGATGCTTAAAGGAAAAGCTAAATAATCCAATACAATATGGTGGGAGCGTTGAGACAGCTGAACGAGAAATGCAGGATGTATGAGAGAGCTTTCGAGAGACTGGGAATCAAGAAAGAAGAGCTTTTGGCGATAGGAGCGTAAAAGATGGCAGAGCTGTCAGCACTAAAACTCGGAACAGGCAAGCTGGGACAGGCAGTCCTGGGACAGGACAGGGAGCGCTACTATGCACTGAAAATATACGATACCAGCGGAAACAAGGTGGCTGAGATAACCAACAGCACCAAGAATACTACCCTCGTGGAGTGCGAGTTTGAACTCCTTCAGCAGGGGGGGTGTGGCTCTTTCTTTTTCACGCTTGCCGAACCATACACGCAGGCGACGATAGACTATGACTATAGGGTGGAGATATATCTTTTCACCTTTGACAGGCTATACTATACAGGCAAAATAACCAAGAAGCCGATAAAGGGGACAGGCAAGCCCCAGACATACGAGGGATACGGGTATTTCTACGAGCTGGAGAAGAAGCTGATAGACACAGAAATCTCACCTGGCAACGACATAGCGACGGACGTGACTAGCCTTCTGGACACATATATCACACCCAACACCAGCATTCTCAAGGATACCAGTCTCATAGAGACAGTGGGCTATACCCGTGTGTCCACTTTTGATGTGAATAACGAGTATGCCAAGTGGGTATTCGACAGGCTCAGCGAGCTGGCGGTGGACTACAAATACGGAGTGAACGCTGAGAGGAAATTCTACTTTCAGGCGATAGACACCTCAGTTCAGCACTACTGGTATATAGGGAAGCACCTGACCGAGTTCGAGCCAGAGGAAGACACTTCAGACCTGGTGAAGAAGGTTATAGCCGAGTATCCTGAGCTTTTCAGCGACGGCTACGAGCTTGAGATAACTAGCGAGGCAGGGGACTACTCGGGGCTATATGAGAAAAGATATAGCATACCAGAATTTGTCAACCCTTTCTCCTCGACGAACCTTGCCAGCGGTATTACCCCTTCCACCAATCCTGCGGGGACGGGTGCGGCAAATCTCACGGACGGGGACTACTCGACCCTCTGGACTAGCGACACTAACCAGGCGAGCGGGCACTATATCAAAATTGATTTAGGCTCGGTGAAGCAGAACATAGCGAAAGTGGTGATAGACTCCATACACGACGACGCTAAGGAATACAACGCCAAATCCATCAAAATAGAGATAAGCTCGGACGATGCAAGCTATACAACGGTTCTCTCTTCAGACAGCGACATCGGGTGGAAGCCCGAGCTGACCTTCAGACCTACGGCGGGAAGATACGTCAAGATTTCCTTGACCCAGTCGTCCAGCGAGATGTGGAAAGTCGGGGAGATAAAGATATACCAGCTAGACCTCTCGGACGCTCAGCGGTGGGCGGACGGAATACTGGCTGAGAACGAGAACGTAAAAAAGCGGGCAACAGCAATTTTCAAGGGCGTAGATAGGTTCATCCTGAAACAGCCGACGCTTGCTCCTATAGAGCCGAAAGGGAAGGCTAAGATATTTGACGAAGATGGGACGGAGATAGACACATACCAGATCAAGGCTTGCAGGTATACTTTGTCTGCCAGCGGGCTCGACCTGGAGCTTGAGCTGGGGGATGAGAAAAAGTCTCTCACGGACGAAATGAAGGATATGGAGAGGCGAATCAGGGAAGCCGAGAACACGGACATCAGGCGAGCCAAGAACCTGTCGCTCTCCAAGGGCTTTCAGCTCTCCAAAATTGAGGGGACATACATAGGAAAGGACGCTATACAGACGAAGCATTTGAGCTCAAAGTCGGTTCTGACTGGTCATATCTCAGTGGTCGGAATCGATAATGACGGCAAGCTGGTTCTTAATGAGATAGGCTCAGGAGACCTAGACAATATACCAGATGGCTCAACATACGGCAGGGTTAAATCTACTGACATAGATGCTGGACATATTAAGCTAAGTGAGGCTGTTGGTGATTTAGACGATATTGATGACGGGACTACTTATGGAAAGGTAAAATCTACTGATATAAGTGCTGGCAGAATTAATCTTAATTATGGAAGTGGAAAGATAAAGTTAGGCTTGGAGGCTATTGGGGCTGGACTGGATGGAATGGTTGTTAACGATGGAACGCACGATAGAGTCTTAGTAGGAGAAGTATCGAGTGGCAATTATGGAATAACAATTAAAGATTCTAATGGGAATGTAACAGTCAATCTAGGGGATGTAATGGGTGCATCAGATTATAAATATGTATCGGCTGACAACTCAATTACCACTAGCTCTTCTTCTTTTGTGGATATGACTAATATGACAATAACTCACACCTTTCCTAAATGTATTTGCTATATGTTTGCTGTGATTTGGGGAAGCACTACTGCATCAAACGACATTGTCTATCAATTTAA